CTGGCTGTTGCAGCGGCAACCGCCGCATCTGTTTACGAAGGAAGCAAGTTCGAGTCTGCATTTGCAGGTGTCAAAAAAACTGTGGATGCAACAGCGGAAGAGTACGCAGCACTGCGTCAGGACATATTGGATATGACCCGGGAGATTCCGTCCAGCGCATCCGACATTGCCGGGGTCATGGAGATTGCTGGACAGTTGGGAATCGCCACGGAGAGCTTAACAGATTTCACAGAGACAATGATTAATCTGGGCGTGTCTACCAACCTGTCTGCGGAGGAAGCGGCCACAAACCTTGCAAAATTCGCAAACATCGTGAACATGGCAGATTACGGTGCGGATGGGATCAGCAACTGGGAACGTCTCGGATCCGTTGTCGTTGATCTCGGTAATAACTTTGCCACAACCGAAGCGGATATCGTTGAGATGGCTACGAGACTGGCATCCACGGGATCACTGGTAGGACTGACAGAATCACAGATCATGGCACTGGCAACGGCGATGAGTTCCGTAGGCATCCAGGCGGAGAACGGCGGATCCACGATGGCAAAACTGCTTAAAAAGATGCAGCTTGCCGTGGAACTGAATTCGGGAGCCTTGGAGGATTATGCTGCAGTCGCAGGCATGACCGGAGAACAGTTCAGGGATACATTTGAAAACGATGCGGTAGTGGCACTGTCGGCCTTTATTGACGGTCTTACCGATACGGAGAGAAACGGCAGATCTGCCATTGCAATATTGGATGATATGAAGCTCTCCGAGGTCCGGTTGAGTAACACTGTTCTTGCTCTGGCTGGAGCCGATGGCGTCATGACAGAAGCCATTGATACGGCGAATGAGGCATGGGATGAACATAATGCACTGGCAATCGAAGCAGGTAAAAGATATGAGACCGTGGAGAGTCAGGCACAGATCATGAAAAATGCGTTATCGGAGCTTGGTATTACGGCCTATGAAGAACTGCGGGATCCTCTTGTTGGGACAATCGACCAGATCACAAATGGGTTATGGGAACTGAATGATTATGTTGGTAGTGCCGATGGCATCAGCAAATGGATCAGGAACATCAACACTACATTGCCAACGCTGGAACGCTACGCAAAGAACACATGGAAATCGTTATCTCCGCTGTTCGGTGGAATCAAGAGCACAGGTGAATGGTGCATGAAGCATAAAGACGGGGTTGTCGGCTTCATTGAAGGCGTAGGGGCGGCACTGGTGAGTTACAAAATTGCTTCAACACTTGTCAAAATCACGAGTGCGCTTATGTCGTTTTTTGCAGGCGTGAATCCGGTAACGCTTGGCATTATGGGACTAGTCAGTGCAATAGGATTGGCTGTAGCGGCAATACAGAGCTACAGAAAACATGAACAGAGCCTTGTGGATCAAAGCCTTGCGAACCATTTTGGCAATATAGCTTTGTCCATGGAAGATATACAGAAAATTGCAGAACACATTGTGAGCACAGACAGTCTGGGTGGCGTTAAGGAAGCACTGGAAGCATTTGAGGATCTGGACAGTATCTCCGCAACGATAGAGGAGGCTGTGTCAGAAATCAATAAGATGAACTGGAAAGTCTCTATCGGAATGGAACTGGAACCGGATGAGCAGGAAAGCTATAAGGCAGCTATTGACGAATATGTAAAGGCAGCAGAGGACTATGCCTTACAGTCACAGTACGCAGTATCACTTAATCTTTCTACGGTATTTGACAGTGACAACCCGGACGGACAGAATATTGCAGACAAAGTAAACAGCTTTTATGCAGACTGTTACTCTGAAATGACGGAGCTGGGAAAGGAGCTAAGCTCCGCGGTAAATGAGGCGTTCAGCGATAATATTCTGGATCCTGACGAGATCGTAAGTATTTCTGAAATTCAGGCCAAAATGGCAGAATTGCAGAAGAAGCTGGCAACGGGAGAGTTTGACGCACAACTGTCATTGTTAAAGACTGAGTATGCCGGTGGCAGCATAGATGCAGAATCTTTCCAGAATTTACAGTCAGAGCTTGCAGAGCAGGGGGAAGTGGCAACGCAGGCATACAAAGATTCCTACGTTAAAAACCTTGCTTCTGTCAATGCAGCGTTTGAAGGAGGCGGACTTACTGATCAGGAATATCAGGATGCGCAGGATGCTCTGATGGAAGATTATTTAACCCAGGCTGGGGAGATTCAGGCGAAAACCTTGAATTTCCAACTGGAAACCATCATGGGGCAGTATGCTGACGAACTGGATCCGGCAATGGAAGATTATATCAGCCGTATTCAGGAAGTCATTGAGAAGTATAAGGACTGGGACTGGGAAAACGACTGGGAAGGCGGATGGAACGCAATGGCTCCGGAACTGCACGATGCAGAACAGACCGTTGAGCTTGACAAGACCACGAGGAAGGCCGTTCAGCAGTTACTTGATGCGATGCAGCCAACCGTTGAACAAATGGATGAACTGAAGCAGCAGTATGCAGACCTTGGCATTGAATTAACGGACAGCATGTCGGAAAGCCTGTCCAACTACAATCTGCTTGCTGTACTTGCAGATAATGCGGGACAGTGGATCTCAGACGGTATTTCAGATGGCGTGGATGGAGCTTATATCGTTGGACAGGAGATGGCGAAAGCCGGCCTGTGGGATAATTTGTATGCCGGCATTTTGTCAGAGGCAAAGAACAGCGGATATGCGACCTTGTATGACACATACAAGGATGGTGCACTTGACGCCGCAGCATCCATAGCGCAGAGCGACATTGATGCGGCAGCAGAGGCAGTAGTAAAGCCTGCGGTAGACGGAATGTACGCATGGACAGATGAGAAAATCAATGAAGTATTTTCAAAAGGGTTCATGGCCAGCGCTGATGTGGATGTGACACTGAATCCGACATATAGCTGGACCGACAATATAGTACCGTTCCTTCAGACGGACAGACTGTCAAGGTTCCGGATAGAGCAGAATGCGGACGGAGGTATCTGGGATCATCCTATATTGACCACGTTTGCGGAGAGAAGCATGGAGGCAGCAATACCTATTGATGGAAGCCAAAATGCTATCAATCTGTGGGAAAAGACGGGACGCCTGCTTGGGATGGACAGCGTGCTTGACAAGGTATCGCTGGAGGGAGGCAGCAGTCCTGTGATCGAATATAATCCGGTGCTGAAGTTCTACGGTGATGCCCCAAGTAAGGATGATATCGCCGATGCGCTGAGTATTTCTCAGGACCAGTTTGAGAGTCTTATGGAGAGATACCTGAAAGACAATGGACGTGTGTCCTTCGGGTAAGGAGTGTGCTTATGGCAAAAAAAGTATACATAACGAAGTCGGGAGACACATGGGATATGGTAGCAAAGGAAGTGTACGGTGACGAACTGTACACTTCCTTGCTTATGAGCAATAATCAGGAGCTCATTGAGTACTTTGTGTTTCCAGAGAATATTTCTATTGTTCTGCCGGAAATTCCGAAAGAAGAGATCTTACTGCCAGATTGGAGGTCATAGAAATGGCATTACCACGCAACGTTAAATTACAGATAACGTATGATGGAACTGCTTCGGAGACGGTTTCTGTTACAACGGCATCTGCCGGATCAGCTTCTTCATACACAGTCAAATCCGGAGATACGCTGTGGGCAATTTCAAAGAGATATTACGGAAGCGGCACGAAGTACAGTGTTATTTATAATGCAAATGCAGATCTGATCGAATCCACAGCAAAGGCACACGGCAAGAAGAGCTCCAGTAACGGACACTGGATCTGGCCGGGCGAGGTATTAACAATACCAGGATTATCGACCACAAGCACAACGACGAGTGTGCGAAAAACAGGATCTTCCAATCCGGGTCTGGGAGATCTTATCGGGAATACAGCGACGGATTTTGCCTATACGGATGTTGCCAGTGGAAAATCTGACAGTGCATCCATTACAATGTATGACATAGACAAGGAGTGGCTGGGAAACAGAAAACCGAAGCGTGGAGCTGGGCTGGGCGCAAAGATACAGATAAATAATTGGAACGGGGAGAATACTTCAGAAACATTTGATTGCGGTAACTTCGTTGTCGATGATGTTTCTTTTTCAGGAAGACCTTTAAGTTGTGTTTTAGGAGTGGTGAGTGTACCGACAGACGATAGCTTCAAGACACTTGCAAAAACGAAAACATGGGAAAAAACGACCATAAAGGATATTGCTGCAGAGGTAGCAGGAGCTGCAAGTGTGGCACTTGTATATGATGCAGCAGCAATCCAGATTCAGGAGATTGAGCAGAATAATCAGACCGACAGCGCCTTTCTGTACGCATTATGTGAAAAGTATGGCTTAGGCATGAAGGTTTATAACCATAAAATTGTCATTTTCGATAGCGTGGCTTACGAGGAAAAAGGATCTGTCGGTATAATTTCTGAAACCGATTGTATCACGTGGAAGGCAAATGAGACCATAGACGGGACTTATACTGGGGTAAGCCTTAATTATACAAACCCGGATCTCGATGATCCTATCAATGTAATGATGGGATCGGAAGGCAGGCTGTATGCGCTGAATGTGCAGGCAAACAGCCAGTATGATGCAGAAATTCAGGCGGCGGCAAAGGCAAATGCTGCCAACCGTAAGATACAGACAATGACCATTACGATTGACGGAAACAGAAATATCGTGGCAACGCAGTGCGTTGAAACTGCAGATTTTGGCAGTTATGACGGCAAATATTATGTGGATTCCGTAAAGCACACGATTGGAAGCAATGGATACCGGACACAACTTACACTTCATAAGGTCCAGACACCTATCAAAGTAACAGCTCCGGTGGTAGCAGCCTCTGGTGGAAAAACATATACCGTAGTATCCGGAGATACGTTGTGGGGAATTTCCAAGAAATTCTACGGAACCGGCACGAAGTACAGTGTTATTTATAATGCAAATGCGGATCTGATAGAAGCCACAGCAAAGTCACACGGCAAAAAGAGTTCCAGTAATGGGCACTGGATCTGGCCTGGAGAGACACTCACAATTCCGGAGGGATAAGATGGTTACGAGAATAGGGAAAGTGACAAAGGTATATCCAGGGGAAGGCAGGGTAAAGGTAACCTTTGAGGATAGCGGAAGCTCTTCGCTGCCTCTGGCAGTGCTCACTATGAATAAAGAATATTCCATGCCAAGCGTAGGGGACAGAGTAATTACACTTCACATGGAAAATGGAACGAGCAAAGGATTTGTTCTGGGAACATATTACGGTGGCGGAATGCAGCCCAAAGCTAATAGCGGGTATCGAAAAGACTTCACATCCGGCTGTTACGCTATCTGTATCGGCGGTTCCTACACATTGAAGGGATCTAAGATATTACTTAGTGGAAGTAGTGCTTCTGTATCTCTTGGAACCAAGGCATCTATGGTGGGATCTGAGGCAATTATGGGCAGTACCGCTTCAGATAATGAGGGTGATGAACCGGATTCTTATTTTAAAGCAACTTCTGACAATGTAGAAATCAAAGGTGCCACAGAGGTTAAGGTAGAAGCAGAAGGCGGAGTAGCGACGATAACAGCTGGTGGCGGAACAGCAGAGGTTGTAGTTGATACCGATACGACGGTCAAAGCATCCACGGTTACCATAGAGACTGATGGTAATCTGATATTTAAGTGTGCCTATGGAACGATTACGTCAGAGGAGATTATGAAGCGTTTGGAACGGATAGAGGATCAGCTTGGCATTCCGCATACGATATAGGAGGATGGCTATGGCAGTAGTAGGTAATTTAGGAAGCCTGATTACCTTTGAGGTAAGCTCAGACAAAGTCCTTACTTTTGACAAAATGAAAAGAACCGTGAAGGGCAGATGGGCTACGCATGATGCAATAGGAGGAAAAACGAAATCAGAGTTTTTGGGGGCAGGAAATGCAAGTATTGCGTTGCCGATTTTTCTATCTTCTATGCATGGCGTGAGACCACGGGTAACGCTGGAGCGGATTGCAGATGCTGTCGAGAGAGGGGAATATTATCCACTTGTAATTGGCGGGAGATCGGTCGGAAGGAATAAGTGGAGAATTACCTCTGCCAGTGAAACGTGGGATACCATTATCAGAGACGGTATTCTGGTAGAGGCAAATGTAACGCTTAACCTGGAAGAATATGTGTAGGAGGCATTCATGGAAAATTATATTGTAGATTTGGACGGCGATGGCTTTTCACCGGATGAATTTGCGGACATTAAAAAGTGCCTTGAGACACTTCTTTCCGTTCGTGCGGGAAGCCAACCGTTAGACAGAGAGTTTGGAATTGATGTAGACCATGTATTAGGCTACCCGCTTAATATAGCCAGAAATATGTTGGCACTTGAAATAATTGAAAAGGTACGCATCTACGAAGCAAGAGTAGAGGCCGATAACGTGTGGTATGAGGAAAACACAGATGGAAAACTCATCCCGCACGTTCATTTTGTGAAGGCGGAGGTATGACATGGTTACAGATAATTTCCCTGATATTTCCTTTATAGATAATTCAACGATAGAAGATGTTCTCACGCAAATGATTAGTGACTATCAGAACAAATATAAAGAGATCACTAACAAAGAGGCTGCACTTGCAAAGGCTGATCCGCACCGGCTTATTATGTATGCCTGTGCCGTTCAAATTTATCAGGCTATGCAGTATGCGGATTACGCGGGAAAGGTTAGTTTTCTGAAATATGCGCGGGGAGAATACCTTGATAACCTTGTTGCGATTCGTGGGATTCAGAGGCAGCAGGCAAAACCGGCGACGACAACATTGCAGTTTTCTATCAGTGAGCCTGTTGCATCTGTAGTAGGCATCCCGGCGGGAACCAGGGCAACAAATGGTAATAATGTGTTTTTTGCCACGGACGAATATGTGGAAATAAAAGCCGGAGAAACTTCGGTAAGCGTGTCTGCAACCTGCACGGAAGAAGGGAGCCTTGGAAATAATTTCGCAATAGGAGAGTTTGGAACAATCGTCAATTCTCTTCCGTATGTTGTTGCTGTGACAAATACGACACAGACATTCGGCGGATCTGATATTGAGGATGATGATAGCCTAAAGGAAAGAGCTTATACCATACAAAAATCATATTCTACAGCAGGACCTACGGGAGCATATGCATATTTTGTGAAACAAATTGATCAGAGAATCGGTGACGTGGTTATACGGTCGGATACTCCGGGAGTTGTAAAAGTAATATTTACTACTGAAGCTGGGATGCCGGATCCGGCTCTTATTCAGAAGGTTACAGATTCTCTGATGGATAGAAACATTCGACCGCTCACGGACAAGATTGAGGTATCAGCACCAGTGTCAAAAACCTATGATGTAGAATTTACCTATTATATTTCATCCAGTGAGAAGGCATCGGTAACGTCCATTCAGGAAAATATTGCAGCAGCAGTAAATAGTTATAATGCCTGGCAGACGGAAAAAATCGGACGAGATATCAACCCTTCATATCTTATTCAGAAGATTATGGAAGCTGGAGCAAAAAGAACCGTTATTACAGCACCGGAATTTACAGCACTGAACAATGGCACTATTGCAAAAACTGGTACTGTGACGGTGAAGTATGGAGGGCTTGAAGATGATTAAGTTGCAGGACAGTAATATTATAGACATTCTTCCAGAAGCATTTACGAGCGATCCGAAAAATATTGCTCTTGGATATGCACTACAGGGAGCAATGAGGAGACTACTGGAATACAGTAGGACAACCAGTGTGTATGCTGCCATTGATGCAGCGGATGATGATGTGCTTGATATGCTGGCAGCAGAGCTCGATACGCAATATTATGATGTCCTTCTTGATGTTGAGGCAAAACGAAAACTTGTTAAAAATACATTGATCTGGTACGGAAAAGCGGGAACACCGGCAGCAGTCGAGGAGCTTATAACATCTGTATTTGGCGAAGGAAGAGTAGAAGAGTGGTTCGATTATGGAGGAGAACCATTTTACTTTAAGGTATATACCAATGCCACATTTACAGAAGATATGATCTCTAAATTCGACGATATGCTGGAAAAGGTAAAGAATACGCGCTCCAAGCTGGAAACGGTTGTAGGTGAGAAAACATTAAGACAGAACACTTCTGTACTTATAGGAACAGATCAAATTATTGTGGCGCCTGTTATTTTTCAAGAGATTGTCAATGAAAAAACATTAAGGCAGAACACACATGCACTTATAGGGGACAATCAGATTATCGTGGCACAAGCTATCTTTCAAAAATAGGGAGGAAAAGAAATGGCACAGTATAGAAATGCAGTTATGACACAAAATGGAGCGGCATTGCTTAATAAAGCACAGGCAGGACTTTGCAAGATCAGGTTTACCAGAATGTCAACTGGTGATGGACAATATTCTGAGAGCGAGAAAGGGATTGAAGAGTTAAGAAAAATAACCAGCCTTAAATCTCATAAGCAGTCGTTTGCATTCGATTCTATAAAATATCAGGATGATACGAGCGTAGAATTGAAGGCCAGTATCACAAACCATGACGACACGCAGACATTATCAGCCGGATATTACATCAGAGAAATAGCTGTTTTTGCGCAGGAAGATGATAAAAGTGACACGGAGGTGCTGTACAGTATCGCGGTGGCAGATGTAGCAGATTTCTTGCCAACTTATAATGGTAATAACCCGATACTAATAATCCAGAAATATTATGTTACGGTGGATGAATCAAAGAGCGCAATTATAGTACCGAGTAATTATGGAGAAGATCTTGAAGCAACAAAAAAAGAAGTTGAAAATGATCTGAAAGAATATGTTACAGAGTATGTTTCGGAAGCAACAGCGGAGGATATTGACAATATTCTTGGCGGTTATTTTATAGATGATGGTTCAGGAGGTGGAGAGAGTGAAGAGATAACAGAAGAAAAATAAGTAACATTGTAGACGAAGCATTTAATAATTAGGAGGAAAAAAGTCATGTCATTTGTAACACTGCGTCACTTATCAAAAACGACATATTCAAAGGCGTCTACAACGGCTGATGGATTAATGTCGAAGAAAGATAAGAAAAAAGTAGATGGAATTACTGAGGCAACGGATACGGAGATTGACAATATCATTAACGGATTATTCGCATAAGGAGGAGACGAATGAAGGTAATAACAACAGGCCTGTTAAACAGGTTTTGGACGAAAGGAATTAAGCCGTGGCTGGACAAGCGGATCAAATCATATGCGGATTTAATGGTAACTACGGCATCTGGGTATACCCCGGATGCCCTTGCTGTGAAGGAGGGGTTTACTGAGTTAAATGGCAAGTTAA